CGGTACTCGTCGCGGCGGCGGCGTCCTTGCTGCTCGATGCCGAGGCCTTGGATTGCCTGACGGTACGAGTTCTGGAAGTACTGCATCATCTCCGGCGGACCCTTGGTGTAGCTATATGCCTGAATCATGCAGGCATAGAACAAGGCTTCCGGGGCGTTATTACTGATCCAGGTCGTCGTATTAGTCGACGAGAGCTGCGTCGGACGGTAGATATAGCCTAATTCCACCGTAAAGTTCGCATTCGGCGTAGGCGCAATGTAGAACGTGTTTTGATCCCACACCGAATAGTACTTGGGGACGCCCGTGGTGGCCCCGTTGGGCCAGTATTCCTTCATAAAGGACGTGTCACGGAAGTCCAAAAAGATCTGATCGCTGCCCGAGGTGATCATCATGTAGCGATGAGTGAGGATGTCACTCGGGGCGGTCAGAAATTTGTTACCCGAAGTCATGGTTCCGCTGACTTCGAGCTTAAAAACGTCCAAATCAATCTCGCGGAGGATCTGATTCTCCGCAAAAGTGATGAAATTGTTGATTACGGGTTCGGTAAAGACGTTACTACCCACTTCAGAGTAGTTCCGAATGTTCGTAACGAGCTCGCTGTAGTTCATGTGGTCGTCACCGTCACAGAGCCCACGAGTGTTTGGGCAATTAATGCCTGCCCGAGTACGTACGGCCGCATGTCAGCCGTGTTTTGGACCGATCCATAGCTCTGAAAAGCCGTAAAACCGGGCGCTCCAACGAACACGGAGACGGGTTCGATGCGATCTGGACGCGGATCGCGCAGCGCAATGGCGTCTCCGCGGTACCGCAAAGGCTCCAATTGGGGCTCTTTCGGCTCGTAATCGTCCGGGCACACCATGAACCCCTTCCAGTTCTTACGCAGGGTGTTGTATTCGTACCGTTGACCACAGTAGTCGCAGAGACCGTAGGAGAATTTGCCACTTGCGTAGGCCATTTAGAACCCCATGTCGGGCACAAACTGCACGCTAGCAGTGTCCCGATCCTCCATCGCAGCCCGGTTGAAGTCTTCTTCGTAGATGGCCTTCAGCGCAGCCGTCCGATCCGGGGCAAACTTGAGCGAAAGCTGGTACGCAAGCCCAGAAGCCAAGCATGGCAAGAAGCGGAAGTTGATGTCCGCCGTGTTGGTGTACACCCCCGCATCCTGAATGCGCCGAATGCGGTAGTACACGAAGGTATACGTCTGATCCGCCGCCGGATAGAAGAAAACCTTGGTCGGATTGGCGCGCTGTACGTAAAACTGCGCCGGCCGAGCCTCCGAAGTCTTATCCGGGACGTTCAAATAGTCCTCGCGGCTGATACGCTCGATGTAAACATCACTGTTGATGCCCTGGCTATTCTGGCGAATGATCGCCTCGAGCACATTGACCGTATCGGTGGGCAATGTGATCTCTTTGTCCCCTTGCGTCAGCGTATAAGTCGCTTGTTCAATGGTCCAAAGGTTCAAACCACGGTTGGCCCAGTCCAGAAATAGCAAATTGAGCGAGCGACGTGCGGAGTTGAGCTGATAACCGCTCGTCGGCCGCATGCCGCAACGCTCAAATGCCTCTTCAACCAGATCATCAATCGACAGGTTGAAGTCTGTAGTGCCTGACGTAGCCATCGATTAGCCGCAGGATCCGCCCATGCGCATCTTCTTGACCTTCACCTTCTTGGCCATGCCGCCCTTCTTGTAGCCGCGGTTCATCATGCCGCCGCCCATCATGCCCATGGCCATCGCCTTGTGCTGATTGACGTCGCCGCCCATGGCCATCATCAAGACCTTGCCGGTCTTCTTGCTGGGCTCAGAGAGCATCTTGTTTTTCGGGCCACTGCCCACTGCGCCGCCGCCACGGACGGCACAACCCATTCCACGACCTGCCATATTAGTACCCTCGCATCGCGCGACCGCGCGCGTCTTTGCTCTTGCTCTTCATAGCACGGCCTTTCTTATCGGCCATGCCACCCTTTTTCATCTTGCCGACGCCGTCGGCAGCAAAGGCCGGAACCTTCTTCCCGCCTTTCATCACCATCTTTAACTTGCCAGGCATAACTTACTCCCTCGCGCTGCGAATTTCGTCCAATTTAGCCTCAAGACGATTGAACCGTTGGTCGACGTGTGCGACAAACTTTTCGATCCGATCGTCCACCTCTCTGCGAGTGATGTGATCTCTCGCAATCTCTTCACGGGTCCGGTTGAGCAGAATGTTCAACCGAGCCAGTTCGTCAAATTTACCCTTTAGCATGAACCCCATCCCGGTCACTATCGCGGACAGGATGATGTTCCAGATCATGATTTCCATTGATCAACACTTCCATCGCCGGCGAGCCTGCCTAATCCTGCTATTAGGGTCTTTGGCCGCTTCTGGGTACATTTTCATTTGACCGGCAGAGCGCGCACAGAACGACTTACGTCGCTTGGCCCGAGCAGGGCCCGGATTGCTCTCCGTTACGGCCGTCTGAAGCTTGCTTCCGGGATTGGCACGACGGTACGCAGCCACGCCCTTGCGGGTCATGCCTGCGCCCTGCTTCGTAGGGCGAAAATTGCCGCTTTTAACGGAGGTTTTGATGCCCATGCCCTTACGCACGGCACCGCCTCCACGCAGCGCAATGCCCATGGAGCCAGGCATTACGCCGGTGCCCCACCCACGTACAGCACGGTAACGCTCTTGACCTCGGCATCGGCGAGGGTGACATACACGCCATCCGTCGCCAGAATTCCGTCATCGGGAATGATGAGATCGTAGGCCCCAGCAGCCGCCGGAGTCTTGATGTCAAGAATCGTAGTGCCCGAGGAACCGCCCGTTTTAAGGGTAAAGCTCGAGGCAGTCGCTGAATTGGTGAAATACACGCCCTGAACACGCGTGCGACCATTCACCGCGTCGCCCGAAGCAATCACGGTTTTGGCTTTGACGTCACTTGCAAAACTCATTGTTCTGCTTCCTTTGTCTAGGTGAAGCCGGATCGCCCCGGATCATTGCTGACCCGGGGCGCTTCCGTTTTTAGCGCGTCGCCGAGGCGAAGATGTAGTCGATCTTCGTCGAACGCGTGCCCGTGGCACTGCCCGACAAAGACATCGCCGCTAGCGCCAACTCCGTAGTCGGAATGTTGGTCGTGTGCGTCGCAACGAGCTTGCGGTTCACGAAGAACTCCACCAACCCCGTGCCGCTCACGCGGAAACCAAGGGTGACGTCGGTGTCGTCAACAAGATCAACGCCCGAGTCCGTCGAGGTCTCGGTGCCGCCCGACTCCGTCTTGCAGAGGATCGAGGCATCGCCATCGTCCACCTCGAACACGATGCGATCGGCAGCCGTCAACATGGCTTCCGGGTTGGTCGCAAAGTTAACGGTGAGCCCGACGCAAATGTCGGTCTGATCGGCGTCGTTGCACTGGAGGCGGGTCTCAAACCACACCACCTTATCGGCAGCGGCCTTGTAGACCTCGTTGCCTTGAATTGACGCGCCGTCGTCGTCCGTCGTAGCAGCCGAGGTCAGCGCAAGGAGCCCATTGACCGTGTCGGCAACAATGCCGGCAGAGGCTCCCGAATCCTTGACCACGGTCCAATCGTTGGTGCTATCGAGCGCAACGCCGAGAAAGTCGTCCATGTACGAGACGACCGCTGGGTTTGCGGAAATGGTGAGATCAGTGCCCCAGGCGCCCGTGACGGTGCCTTTGCCCGAATACTGGAGCGGGCCAGAAAAATGCGTAACAGCCATGTTGTCCTCACATGCGAGTTAGGTACGGCTGTCTGCATGTCGTCAGCCGGGTCTGTCAGACGTACCTGGATTACCCCGGAACAATTCAACTATACGTCAGCAAATTCAATAAAAGAAGGGGGTCTTTCGACCCCCTTCTGTTTGCCGCTATTAAGCAGCGCCGGGCGATCCGAAGATGCCACGCGGGTCGCTGAAGCCGAAGCTGTAGCGCTCGCGAGCCTTGTACCGCACGTTGCCGGTATCGAAGTCGCCCTCGAAACCAGTCTTGATGGCAACACGCTGGAACATCTTCATGCCGTTAGGAGCGTCGGTCTTGATGAACCAAGCGTCCGGGTCGGTCAAGAAGTGGTTCACGGTGTAGCCCTGCGGCACCATGCCCATGTTCTTCACGGCGTTGATGTCGTTATCCGCAGTGCCAACGCGCAGCGTCGACTTGAGGATACGGTCAGCCGTAAACATGAGTTCCTTCGGGATGATGAGCTTCAAGCCCTGAACAGCGATCTTCAGGCCGCGCTCGTCGATGAACGCAGCAATGTCGATCAAAGCCTGCTCAAGCGAGGTCTCGCTCAGGTCAGCAGCCGTGGTGAGCTCGTTCTTCAGATCCGGACCCGAGAGGGTCGGGTGATCGAGCGCACACAGCGGCTTTCCGTCGCCGCCGATCGAGGTGTCGAACGCGCCGTTGAGCACGCTGGCAGCCTTGATCTGCTTCGTCTGAGCCATCGAACGAGCCAGCGCCTTGGTGTAACGCGCCGAGAGCTTGTCGTAGAGGTTGTCCTCAACGGCTTCCTCGGTGAGCGAAAACGCCAGAGCGACGGTCTCGTGGGTGTAGCGCGAGGTGTAGACTTCCTGCGCCTGGTCGTATGCAACGCCAGCGCCTTCCGTCTTCACCGGAGCTTCACCGAAGCCCGACTCCATGACCTCTTCTTCGAACGCACGATCCGAGGTCTCCACCGAGTAGATCTCGGCGTGCTCGTTCTCGTAGTTCTTGTACTCAAGGCCGAACAGGGCATTCAAGCCCGGCTCGAGTTCCTTGACTAATTGTGCACGTGAAATAGCCATTTTTTATGCCCCTATAAATCAGGTTACGGCCTTGACGCCGGTGCTGCCGTACAGGTGCTCGTTGATTTTCACAACGACCACGGCAAAGTTCCCCAGCTCGTTGCCCGGAACATTCCAGAGACCAACGATCTTGAGGTTGAGTGCCGCCGTGTCAGCGATGGTGGACGAGTCCAATTCCATCGTCGACACACCCGTGGTGGTGCTGCCGCCCGTTCCAACGACGTCAGCGTTCTTGCCGATATCGGCCTGAACAATGTCCTCGTCGGCCTGGACAATGAACAACTGACTCGGGTCGTCAAGCACGTCGGCAACGATCTTGCCGGAGGTGATGTCGACGCTGCCCGGATAGTAGTTCTTCCAAGTCGGCTTGCCCGTGGTCGGATCGATATAGAAGCAGCCGTTGAACACACCCAGCGCCGCAGCGTGCGTAGCCGGAGCGAACTTAACGACATAACCGTTAACGATCGTCACCAGGTCGCCCTGGAAAATCGCACCTGATTGATTGTCCGCAATCTCGTAACCGTACTGCTTCTGGGCTCCAGTCGCAGACAGATTGCCGAGAGGACGGAAACCAAAGGCTTTATCTACGTTTGCCATTTGATTAATCCTCTGAAAAAGTTATTCACTGGTTCCTTTGGAACCGCCGAATGAAACACGGGATCTGCGATTCGGTCGCTCAATGACCATGCTCGAATGAGCATTGCTTTTCATGAGCTCGTTATCAGCAGCCTGCATTTGGTCGCTCGCCTTGCCTCGGTAATGCGTATTGCGCTCTTCGACCGTTTCCTCGGGAATACGAGCAAGAAGAAGGCCTCCCACGCTGATCACGCCAGCATGTCGACCATCGTCCGACGTTGGAACCGGGAAGTCAGGGTACTCGTCCGCACGAACCAGTTCGTACCCCTCACGGAGACGACCTGCGATGTTCGTACGATCTTCTACCCCACCTGCCGAAGCTCGGATCCAGCGGTGCTTGTAACCTACAGGGGCCGGAGGCGCATCCAAGCGAGAAGGCGGAGCCCATGGCTTACGTCGCGCAGACTTTCCACGAGCATCAGCTTCTCGGGAAGTGCGATTAAGGGTTTTAACGTCGCTCATAGTTCCTTACTCCTTCACGTACTTGGCGTATTCCTCAAGGGGAACGCCCAGCTTTTTAGCAATTGCCACTTGACTTGGGGTCAACTTGACAGTGCGGCGTGCTGTGTTGTTGATCCCGGAGGATCGTGAGGCAGGCGCAACCGTTTGCACGTTACGGCCCCTGCTCTGCGTATTTGAGCCAGTATCCCCAAACTTCTGGGGAAAAGCGTCTCGAATACGTTTGTCAAGTTCATCATAGTACTCATCCGAGCTAGGGTCAAATCCCTCAACTTGGATCAACTGACGATGGATACCCCAGGCAGCGTGAGTCATCACGTTGTCCCGGCCGTACCACTTGTTCTTCTCCGCCCATTCTTCAACTCGCGGGTCCACCTGCTGCTGTTGGGCAGGCTGCTGGGCCTGATACGCCGCCTGTTGCGCGGCTTGCTGGGCAAGATACTGCTGCTGTTGCAGGTAGGCCTGACGCTGGGCCGTGGCAGAATCAATCTGCCCCTGCTCCATCGTGAGCGCGGTCAGACGCTGCTGGGCCTCGGTTTCGGTGTCAATGTCACCTTCCTCACGGGCCTTGCGGATGATCTGCTTGAGGGCCACCGCCTG